GAATACGCTTCAGGGACAACTCTTTCAAGAAGTCAAGGACATTAAAGGTCAGCTTTCTTCGTTCCAAGATTCTTTTCAGAGTAAGGTTCAGGAATCCAACAAGTCTTTTTTAGAAACGCTCAAACTTTTGATCTCGATGAACAGTTCTGAACATTCGGATAAGATGGCGATTCTTCTTCAGAAACATAGTGAGACTTTTGTAGATAAACTTTTAAGTATACTGCCGAAGTCTCAGGAAGAAACTTCCCGAAAAGTTCAAGAACAACTTTCTCTTGTACAAAAGACGATCCAGTGTGATTTGCAACAATTCATGATCCAATCGAAACCAGAAACAAACTTAACAGAGTTTATTTCTACCTTCGATACTAAACTTTCTGTACTCCAACAACCTATTTTTCAAATGCTCCAAAACAATCAAGACCATATTTCTACACGATTGTCCACCGTTCGGGATGAACTTTTGGTCAGCAAGACTACGAATGAAAGGCTGTATACAGAAATGAGTGAGTTTTTACACAAGTATAAAGCCTCTTCTCAGTTCAAAGGACAGTATTCTGAACATATGTTGGAGACCATTCTGACAGAAATGTATCCTACTGCCCATGTAGAGAACACCACTTCCCAAACAGCTTGCGGAGATTTTATGATTCATCGTGATGGATTTCCAGATGTACTGATTGAAAACAAAAACTATGAACGAAATGTAGATCCGGAAGAAATAAAAAAGTTTTTACGCGATGTCATGAACAAAGACTGCAGCGGAATCATGATGTCCCAACTTTCTGGGATTGTTTCGAAGCCTAACTTTTTTATAGAAATTCATAACGGGAAGGTTTTAGTATACTTACACAAAGTATACTTCTCCAAAGACCAAATCAAAATGGCCATGGATGTCATCGACCACCTTTCTTCTCGACTTGTTTCGATCGTAAATACAGAAGAAGAAAATGGAATTTCTATAAGAAAAGAAGTCATGGACAAGATCAATCTAGAAGTTCAACTCTTTGTCAAGAACAAGGAGATGATGGCAGCTACCATAAAAGAATCCAGTCGAAAACTTCTTTTGCAACTGGAAGAACTCCAATTGCCAGAACTTTCTCTGTTTTTGAATGACAAATATGCCTCCATACAAAACCAACAATTCATTTGTGATATCTGCAATCGATCCTTTCCGACCAAGAGAGGATTAGGTCATCACCGTAAAGCTCATAAATAAAGTATACTTAACATAGATCTAACTACATCGCTTGTCTAACACGTCAGTATACCTTGTAATCCAGCAAACAAAAGCATCACGACCACGATCTTGATCCAGTCTTCTTGGGAAGGAAGATCGAGTTGAGTGGTACGGTCGTGATACTTTCCTATGTTATAATGTTCTCCCCCAGATTCAAGTATACTAAAAAAGAAATCATAAAAAGGTGGATGCTTTTCATAAACTAGAATGAGAAAGTCCATGAAGTCCCATCAAAATGGAAAAGAGTAGAATGACTTTGAGTTTCTTGTATACAGTCAACTGTTGAAGGGCAGGGATGTTCAGAAGAGCAAACACTACCGCCGCTACCATGAGTACACTGTGGATGACATGAGCGTAAAAGACGGCCTCCATATACCTACCGTTTATTTTAATAAAGAACTATATACACCAGAAAACTGGAGAAGAAGATGTGCCACTACACATTTGAGTGCAATCACACCAAATCCCAATACACCTTCTTTCCCTAGAGGGATCTTTCGAATGTAGTAGACTACAAAGAGAGTAAGCGCCGGCAGTATACTGACTAGTAAGGTTTCTACAATAAATTCCAAAGGATGTTCCACGACGAAGGTGGTGTCCCGTACCAGAAAAGATAACCATCCAAACACCACAATCATGAACAAAACTAACATGAGTAGTAGATCTTTAATGAGGGCAGTCGAGGTCATCCCAAAAATGAGATGTGTATACACATCGGTTCCCCGTTTACTATGGATATTGAAGGCGGCGGACACAATCACGCCAAGAACAATCCCCAACAGAATGGCATACAGGTACATACTCAATACAAATAAAATAAGTAAGTATACTATGTTGAGTGCATGGAAAAAATTTACTGAAAAATTTGCCTGTGATTTCAAGGGAGACTTTATCAATCCCTATTTTCAGATTGCTTTCAAAAAGCACTGCTGTGAAGAAATTACCCAACGACCGACTAAACTTATGATGTGTGAGGATCTTGAGACAGATCTTTTGGGAACCATTCTTCCGAATGCTACGATGGACGGCATTTTTACGGTATGGTCCCTCAACAAAAAAATACTTTTTAAAGTGGAGAACATCAAAGTACATTCAGAAGCCAAAATCTATGATCACGTTCCTATTTCTTGTACAGTGAATGGAGTGCGTATACTCAGTTGGAACATGTCCGGACGATGTAATCCTCAGTACAACAAAGGACAACATGAAGCTCGTATCAAGAATGCAAAAATGTTTTTGGAAAAAGAAGAGAACGTTTTTGACATTTGGTGTATACAGAACTTTAATTCTAGAAAAAGAACGGGATATTCGATTGATTCGGATGTGTTCCGAATGATGCCGAGTGAAACCAAAAGTAGTTATTCGTATTCCTCCAATAGTAAGTTTGAAGTCTTCTATGATGGGTATACGGATGCGATGGTCTTACGAAAAACACTCGTCGATCCAAAGAAGCGAATTGCACAAGTCATTCCTCGGTATAATGATTCTTCCAAAAAGGTCTCGGTGTTTTACATCAAGAATGATAAGGGAAATCCATTCTATTTGGCCAACATTCATCTAAAGTCTCCTAAAAAAGGAAAACCAAATCATGACATGGAGTTGGCGAACATTTTGGATACGATGAACAAAAGTAGATGTTTTGAAACGGGATCGGTCTTTATTGGATCGTTCAATCGAACGAATCCCGAAGTCATCTTGGCCAAAACTAAGAAAAATAATTATAAATCTCTTCTGTCAAGTACTCGGAGAAAGACTGTTTAATCAGAACAATATATTCCGGATAATAATGAATGACAAAATCATCAGTGCGAATGGAATGTACGAATTCAATCACCCAAGGACGATCCTTGATGTTGAAAATTATTTTGCCCAACGGGGCCATGTTTACACTGAGTTGAGTATACACTGCACTGGATTCTTGATAGGTTACTGCACTTGTATACACCAAGGAATACCGATCGAGTATACTATAAGTATACGCGATTGAACCTTGTAGAAGAAGAGGCGTAAGATCGGAGAGTGGTCGGTCAAGTATACTTTCTACCATAGTATACTAAAGTTTAAAGAAGACAAATATAATGTAAAGGTAATATAATGGATGCAGGGGACACCTTCTATGAAATCGTCTTCGAACCAGGAATCGATGACCAAATCATAGACGGGGCAAAACGGTCGTTCATCGGTCAGTGTTTGTCCAATCAAGGAGACGTGTATGAGTTGATCGATGAACAATTGAATAAAATTCAGGTTCAAAAATATCAGGTTCTTTCTCACAAAGTATTTACGGCCGTTTCGGAGACCACCACAGAAATGAAGACGGAGATGAAGTCGGCTGCAACGGAGGTCCAACCGGTCCAACCGGAAGTACCCGATGATCGTTCTGAGGAGCAGAAAGAATTGGAAGAAGAAGAAGCTGCGATTCTCTTTTCCAATATTCATGATGGATCTCGTGTCGTGAAACGGGGTTCACCCATCGTTGGATATTTTGTCAACGAAGAAACTTACTTTCCTCAATCTCCTACAGTCTACATCAAGGAGACGGTTCCCCATTCGGACTTGAGTCCTGCACCACCGATGTTCAAGCTACAGGATCGAGTTCTATGGAATCATCCTACAGTGTTGCCGAATGAGGTGGGTCGAATCACTCGAGTCATCAGTCCGGACATGGTACAAGCAGTCTTTTTGAATCGTGAACAAAAGTTTATGAATTATACGTTCCTTACAAAGCAGTTGAGACTTGCGCCGGAGGCTCCAACGTTAAAAGTAGGAGATCGTGTGAAAAATGGATATGTCATTCAATTGACAGAAAAGGGCGGATTACGAGCTCATGTATACGAAATGGACAAAAAAGCTCGAAAGGAATATCCTGCAAAATCGCTTACGTTAGTCGATATTGCACCAAGGGATGATGTCTACATTCTGACTGAAAAAGAATGCAACCACGGAGTGGTACAATCCGTTTCTTCTGGAAACTATTCTATTTTTAACTTTACAGATTCTACCTGTAAGGTCAAGACGAAGAAACGATCCGAGTTAGTACTTGAACTTTTCAAACCAAGTGATCCTGTCGTGTTTGAAAATACAAAGGCGATTGTACTCGGATATGAGGGGAAGCAGGTAAAGATTCAAATGTATACGAATGGATCTCAAGAATCGAAATTGGTCGATCCTTTGTTGTGTGAATGGGATACCGAATTCAAACCGTCCAATCGCATCGTTTTCCAAGGAGCACAAGGATGGGTCGTACGTGTTCTTTCTAAAGAAAAGGTAAACATTTATGTAGTGGACAGAGCCGGTCAGGAACAATTCTATGAGAATGTTTCGATGGATTCACTCGCACATGATAAGATTGTCGTCGCTCCGATGGCGCAGCAGAGTCGTGTGTTTGTGAAACTAGGAGACAAGAAAAAAGTAGGTACGATTGTAGAACAAAGGGCGGGAGATGATTCTGCAACGGTATCCTTTCTTTCGGAAGGTGGGTTTAAAACACAACGATTCAAAATGACGGATTTAGAAGATGCTTCTCTCGGAATTGGAGATTCTGCCATTTACCAAAAGAAAAAAATGTTGATCGTCTCGGAAAGCGACGGAAAGATGGGCATCATTTCGCTGGATACGGCCGGTGAAGTACTCGAAGTCAAGGCGAGCGAATTATCCGGAGAACCGGCGATGACAGTTGCTTTGGGAAAGACGTTGGTCGATCAACTTCAGAAGCCTCCCAAGGCCAAGGCAATTCCTCTGGGTGGACGCGTCAAGTTTGAAAATAAAATCTACGAAGTGGTGGAGATTGAAACCGAAAGCCTAACGTTGAAAGAACTCGATTCCTCCAAAGAAAGACAGATGGAAAAGGATAAGGTCGAGTACGTTCCTTTTATGATCGGAGATCGAGTGACGTGTGATGATATCACTCCTGAAACCCCGAAAGGAACGATCGGACATATTGGTGTATTGCGGAACGGGATTGCGGATGTAACCTTTTACAACAAGGCAAAACAACAACCCTTTACACGACAAAACATTCAAACGAATCGACTCCATTATGTTCGGTTTGGGGAAGGGGACCGTGTCATGGTCAAAGGAGAACATGCCTCGGATGAAGTGGGTCGTATTGCTAAATTGTATGAAGATGGTGCAGATGTACGTCGTGGCGGAGAAAACTTTCATGTAGAATTTCACAATTTGAGAAGAGTTCCGTTGAAAGTAGGAGATAAAGTATCGATTCAGGTCAAAGGAAAAACGGTCACCGCAATCATCGATAGTTATTTGCCGACAGGAACCTACAAGGTTACCTACTTTGATAAAAAGAAAATCACCGTCGAAATGTGGGGAGGTCAAATGATCTATTCTCCTTTTTTTGTAAATGAAAGTGTATCTCAGAAACAAGGAGATTTGAAAGGCGTGGCAGGAACCGTTGCAGGAATCACTCCGGATGGAGATGTTCTTGTCAAGTACCCCAAAGAAACCAAAAACATGTTGTTTGATCCGAATGATTTGGAAGCTCTTCAGTTTATCTTAGGAGATCGAGTAGAAGTCGGTAGTAAAACAGGGATTGTTACAGGACTGAAATCAAATACAATCGAAGTGGCAATCCCTACCGGAATATCGTTATGGAATTTACGATCCAATCCATCTCTTAAAAAACTAAACGATACCCTTCCTCCGAACACGCTTAACTCTTATAAGAATACAAATTCAAGTTTCACTACGTACAAACGACAGGAGTTTAGTCCATCAGAGTTGAAGAAAGTTCCCTTCATGGTCAAGGACAAGGTTCGTGTTCGAGGAACGGTGGTAGATGGTCAACTCTCTACGGTAGGAACGATTTCGGCCATCGATAAAACCGGTCAAATTACGGTCATGTTTGGAACCGCATCCAAATATAAGCCGGAAGAATTACTCCTTACACCTGTAAGTTTGGGAGATTTAGTAGAAATCAAGATTCCGATGGAAGGATTGGATGAAGGAACACGAGGATACGTATCTAAATTTTTAGAAGATGGATCCATCGAGTTGATTGTTCCTTCCGGATTGATATGGAAGCCGGTGCAGGTTCCTCCTCACACGGTGAATTTTGTAAAGGCATCGGAAAAATCCAAGTATACGCCGATGAGTACCGTAGAACATGAAGGGAAATCCTATCAGTTCTTGAGCAAAGATGGAAAACTCATCCTTTATGGTGATGAGAAAGTCATCGAAGTCGACGATGAAGGAGTTAAGATAGTTCCTTTTGCTGCAGGAGATCGTATTTCGTTTAACAATAAAGTAGGGGTGGTCGTTGAAGTGACGGAAGACGGAATGAAAGTGTTGGATGTAGAAACAAAAAAGGTGGAAGATGTGAAAAAGGGCCAGAAGGTTCCCTTTATTGTGGGAGATCGTGTACGTTGGGAAGGGAATGTAGGGATCATCAATTCCATCGATGGAAAAGGATTTTTAACGGTAAATACCGTAGTAGGGAATAACCCTTTTGTACTTCCGCCCAGTAAGGTGGTTCGAGACGTTCCTTCGTTATCGAAACAATTGTATCCGGGGAATCGTGTGAAACTGTTGGAGGGTACGTATGTAGGAAAAACGGGAGTCATCGTAGATATTCCGGAGGTGGATATGGTCAAGGTACTGGTGGAGAAAGATACGATCACAACGAGCATAACTAAAGTGGAATTGTATACGGGACCTTCTGCAGAGGAGATGCGAGAACAAAGTATACCAAGCCCAAGCAGTACAAGCAGTCCAAGCAGTCCAACCATACCAACTCAAGGCAGTACAACTCAAGGCAGTACAAGCAGTCCAAGCCAAGGCAGTACAAGCACTCCAACTCAAGGCAGTACAAGCAGTCCAAGCAGTCCAAGCCAAAGCAGTCAAATCCAAAGCAGTCAAGAAGCGAGCCAAGCAAGCCAAGCAAGCCGTGTCGAACCTGATCCTGTACAAGCCCCTCCTGCCGTACGACCCGTCATCAATACCGGATTCTTAAACATACGGCCTCTGGAAGTAACCGAAGCGCAAGCCACTCTAAAATCCGCCCAAAAGAAATCTGAAGTGGAAATCGGAAAACTCTTTTCCACCTATCAACAAGACCAACAAGTCGCCCAACAACTTACAAAAGAACGAATCGAAGCCGTCAAAAATGGAACCCTACAATTTAAACTTCTTCAAGATGAAAAAGAAGCCTTACTCCAAGCAGAAACGTCCAATTATACCCTCATCCAACGAAAACGTTCGATGGAAGCAGAAATCAAAAAGTTAGAAAAAGCAGCCGTTCTCGCGGATAAAGCATTAATCAAATCCAAAGTGGCCGAAACAAAAGACCGCGCTGAACTTGTAAAACTTGCGACACAAGAAGCTGAATACAATTTCATCTTAGCTACCATCGAAGCCTTCCAAGAAAACCTAACTACTGTTAAAAAATACGATGATGACCTTCATACCTCCCGCATGGAAACCATCCAACAACTTTACGATGCCCTATTCCCTACCATTAAAATAAATACGGGAGGAGGCATTAGTGATCTTGTCAAAAAGGTCGCCAGCGCTTCTGGTTCCTTAAAGAGTGCAGCAACTTCTACGGGTCGAGCCATAAAAAACACGAGTCGAGCAATAAAGAACACTGCTCTTTATACCGCCGACGTGGCAAGTAATACTGCATTAGCGTTAAGAAGAGCAACCGAGACGAGAGAAAAATATCAAATGTATCAAGTCATGGAGGCACAGGCCAAGGTAGTTGAAATGACCCACCAAAAAAATGTTGCCCAAACCAAAATTCTATTGGATCAAGTAGAACTTCAAATAGATACAGTCATCAAAGCCGTTAAAAAAATTAACCCTACGATGCTTCTCGTCAAACTTACTCCTGAGGAGACGGCCTCGTTAGAAACCATTACGAAAGAAACACTTAAGATTTTTGAAATCTTCCCGATCAAAGCATTTGAAGAAGCTTACCAAAAATTCATTCATGAACGTCTGTCGGTTCAACCTACTTTTTTATCCCCGGAAGAAACACTTCTTACGAGTGAAATGAAAGCGGTTAAGGCAAGCATAGAACCTTTACAAAAAAAACTGGAGGAAAGTGAGGACCCTGTACAGAAACTCGACCTTGAGTATAAATTATTGATGAAAGACATCAAAACGAAAGAACTTGCCATGACCAAACAAGAGGCGGACAAAGAATTCAAAAAAGAGGAAAAACGATTGAAGGAAAGGGAAAAAACGTCTCTTCAAAGTGCGATCGATGAATTTGACATCTCATCCTTACAATCGGATCGTACTTCACTTCAGAAAAAGGTGGACCTTCTCAGTACATTAAAAATGATGAAATTGTCTAAGCAAATAGGCGTTCTTGAAGTAGAAAAGGCAATTGCAGAAGAAAAGTTAGCCAAAAGGGACCTTGCCGATTTGACCACGTTTGAAGAAGAAGACGAAACGGATTATGTAATTCCGTTAGTTCTTTTAAAAAGTCGACAAAAGTCATTCCGTACACGAATCAACGACATGTTGAAAAAACTACCTGAGAAAAAAAAGGAGAAATTCAAGGAAATTCTGAAAGAAATTGGAGATCCCGAGTCCTCCTATGCATTTACCGAAAATGACAATTTGCGATTAAGATTAACGGCTGACCTTGAGAAGATTGATCTTGACATTTCGGATCTTACCGCAAAATTGGACGAGGTGTCGAAAGAACAATACATGCAACCACAGGAACGAGAGAGACAATCAAAAGAACTGACCGACCAAATTAAAGTGAAAATTGTAGAACAACACAGAAAGAGAAATGAAATAAAACGTATTCCACCACCCAAGTTGGACATCCAACAAAAATACAAGGAGATTGTGCGTAAGAAAAAAACATGGTCGGAATGGGTCGATTTTGGGGTGAGTACTCGACTTCATTTATCTACCCTTCGAACAAACTATGATAGTGGGGTTCTTTTTGGAAGTAATCTCGAAAGTCAAATCGAATCTGTCAGTGAGGAAATGCTCAAAGCCGATGAAGAAATCAAACGGCTTCAAAAAGAACAAGAAGATCTCCGTACAAAACAAAAGGAGTTAAAAGGCAATATGGATGAACTTAAAAATAGACTGGATTATGATGCAACAGAAAAAATAATCGATACGTTATCAAAACAAATTGAAAAGGCAACTACACAATATGACAATTTAAATTATACGTACAAGTACATAACTGGAAAACGAGATGCACGGGGGAATGTTGTCATGACGGATACAGAAGATCCTGTAGAATTACTCACGATGATTGAACAAAATTTGAATAAACCCGAGGATACGGAATCAGTAAGTCTCGCTTCAAGAAGATCGAGATTTTACAGTGAATCCCAATTAGAAGACGCACTAAAGGATGGGTATATTTCTGATATTTATGACTCGGATGAAGAGGATCGCCCTCCAGAACCCAGCTCGGATACTCCCGAATTGAAAGCTGAAAAACAAATTTTAGAAAAAATAAAACAGTCATTATCTAAGAAAAATGAAGAGTTAAGGAACCTAAAAGCTGAGAAAGATAAATTAACAAAAGAAATTGGAGATTTATTGATTACAAATCAAACAACAACAACAACTTCCGCAGCAGGAGAGAAGACCGTGGTAGAAACAAATAATAAGGGTGCAGCGACGTTTAAAGAAAAAATAAGAGATGGTATCATCGAAGAGATAAAAGGATTAACTAAAGAAATACAAGAATTGACCCAACAACAACAAGCATCAGAACAAAAAATCAAAGAGTTAACACCTGCACCTAAAGAAGCCAAAGTTGCTACTGTTTCTTCCCCCGTTGACGTTGACGGCTACAAGTCGGAAGAAAAAGAAGCCGAACGCAAGAAAACCCTGATGGAGTTAAATCGACGATTGTTGAATGTGTTTCGTAAAGAAACCGGAACCGCCCAAGAAAAACATAACAAGCTACTGAAGCATTATGAAAGGTATCAAGGAATTTATGTATCAGATGAAATGGATCCAGACATAGACGAATTTTGGAAAGAATTAGTGGAAGAAGTTATTAAAACGCGAGACTATCCCATCAGCGAGACCGTCTTTAATGCGTTTGACGTATTTGATGCACAATTACAAGAGAAAAACATGGGGAATGTTTATCGTTTATTTAATAAAGATACACCCTTAAATATATCCCACCCAACTCCTGCATATTCAACCTCCCTTATAGAAAAAATACTCGATGCACCAAGACTTTTATATGTAGGACCTCGTTTTAAACCCCCTGTTAACGCGGGAGACTTTTATACAAGTAAAACTACTGCACAATTTTCGTTGGATGCAAACCCGTTGATACGTAAAGGAGGAGGTTTTGGGTATGATGTTTTGTATGACAAATCCTTTTTAGATGATAACTTTCATAAAACTACTCGAGTCCAAGGTTATGATACATTAGTAAGGGCGAATGGAATATCGATGGATAGTTTTTTAGATGACGATCAGTTTCAAAAATATCAACGCGAACATAAAAACGATCCTGGGTATTGGCCTCTTAAACTGCATTATGAATCCGCTGAAAAAAAAAATAATCTTGTTATTTTTAAAGGTGAAAATCCTTCGTTTACACTCATCAAAAAGAACGGTACATTCATTATAAAAAAGGGTCAGGTTGACTTGGGTAAGATTGTTAAAATTAATGACGTGGATGTAAATGACGATGTCTTTGCGAATTATACCGATCCAACAATCGTCGAATATGAAGACCTACCGATTGCCGCAGAAACATTCACGAAAGATTCGTCCATACAAGAAGGGGATCGTGTTGTTTCCGTGAATGGATCCTTTATCGTAGATTTTAAGGAACCGCCTATCCTTCCACCTAACTCGACGATTGGACTTATCCGGTCTCCTCATAAAACCTCTCATACGTTCAAAAAGAACGACCTTGTTATATGGCATAATTTGTATGGAATTGTACTAGAAGATGAAGAAGAAACAAAGGAGGAAGAAACTGTAAAACTAGTAAAATTTTCTAAAAATCCTTTGTTATCGGAGACCCATAATTTGGAAGAAAGTATTTATGTTCCTATAGAGGAACTAACCTTTTATGTAGCTCTTTCACCTACCCCTGTAAAGGGGTTAACCATGATGCGTATGATAGAAGCTCAATACGCAGATGATGTGGATATTTCAAAAATAACGTGCATGTACATCCCCCATAAAGTATTTTCAATTGTCTTTGAAATTAGTCCTACCCTGATTGTCGCCTATGACGAATCGGATTACTATCTATTCCATGTAAATTCGATCCTTCCCTATGACATAAAACCACACCCCCAATCAATACTTGCCAAAGATAAAGTGATTGTTGGAGGATTAAATGTCGCCGAAAGAAATGCAATGAACATTCGTTCCTTTTTTAAAGGTTCCGCAGTAACCGTAACTAAGATTGTCGACGATAAAGTGTCAATTGAAGAAAATAAACTGATTACAGTTTTACTCAAGAATGTACTACGTATAATTCCATCAAAACTTCCCTATTATTATGCAGTAGGTGATCCCATCCATCTGACAAATAATCCGAAGGTAGGAGGTATTGTTGTACGTGAAAATATAGATGGTCTTGTTATCATGTCCTGCGTGGAGAATGAAAAAATCAATCTTTATTCGGTAGAGGTTTCTAAAATAACTCGGGGTAGTATACTCTCTGGTGGGGATCCCACCGTCGAAGATCTAAAGGTTACCCTTTCAAACCTTAAACGTACAAACGATGTAAAATATAGATTACAACTTCGAACACAGTTGAAATCTTTTACAAATCTTAATGACGTTAAGATATATTGGTGGTGGGTGTTATTTTTTACCCTCCTTTTTAAACACCAACCTGATAAAGCCCTAATTAATACAATTGTTGAAAGCAAGTTTACACTCGAGGAATTGGATAGCATAAAGAAAGATGTAGATGATAATAAAATATATTCAGTATATGAAGGTGTCACATACCATGTCATTTTGTATGCTAGCCGAGACCTCCCCGAATTGGAGGTATCTTTAGAATCAAAATATGTAGAATTCTGTGCTATTGCATTTTTAATGTTAGTTCAAGATGTTGACTCCGACATTTTAATTAAATTTTTAAAAGCATTATGTGAAAAAATTAGTAATGATACGAAGGACAAAAAGGAGATGCCATCCGCACTAAAAGATAACGATTACCCTCTTTATTACGTTAAACAAATCATGATATACTACAAGATTCCCTATGATAGATTAGGACTGGGTAGTACCCCGCCCGTTTGGTATACAGAAAAATATATTGACGACGAATTTGGAGTTAAGGGTCTTAGGTTTGATCAAGTGAGTGTTCCGGCGAGACCCCCCGTCCCCGATGGCCCCCCAGGCGAGACCCCCCCCAGTGTTCCTAAGGGTCCATCTGTGCCAAGTCAGTTGTTAGAAACGGGTATGAAGGGTAGCATCCTCCCCTTTAAAACAGTCGACCTGCCCACCGTGGAAGAGAAAGAAGTATTGGAAAAGGTTACGGTTAAACCAAAAAGTCATATGGATGAGTTTAAAAGCGACAAAGCACTTCAGGACGCACTTCAGAGCAAGTCTCATATATTAGGAGAAGCGGCGTTGTTAAAGGTAGCCCTTAAAGAGTGGGGTCCGTATGAAAACGCGGACGTCTTAGAGGTCATTAAGATCGCCATCGAAACATCGACAGATAAATCAGAGATCGATCCACTTGTAAAGCATTTGAACACGTTAAAGTCTGGAGAAATGCGGTTGCATGAGATTGATGAATTAATTGGACTTGCCAACGAAAAAGTAAAAATGATTAACGGTACAAAGGGTACACCCCTTTTATCTAAAAAAACAACAGAAAAGTTTTTACGGGATGAAGTAGGTAATTTACAACAACAACTTGATATTTCACGACAACAACTTGGTCTTTCACGAGAACAACTTGGTCTTTCACGAGAACAACTTGATCTTTTACAAAAAGCTCATTCAGAATCTCTTGACAAAATGAAGGCTGCGGACGAGAAAATACAAGGATTAAAAATTAACTTTACTAGAATAAAAGAAGTAAAAAAAAAAGCATATGCCGAATTAAACAAATTGCATAAAACCGTGAAACGCCTATCACTCAGTATTAAAACAGGGAATGACTTGAATGGACAACTAACTAGAGAATTGGCGGATGCAACTACAGAGATTGATGCATTAACCAGTGAAAATGCAAACATACAGGAAGAAATAAAACAAATGCAAGAAGAGTTTGAATTAAAGATTAACGAGATGCAAGAAGCATTGGATCTTAGCAACCAAGAACACGATGAGTTGATATATTCGTTAATGGCAAAAAAAGATAAAGAACTGGCAGAACTTAAAACAGCTTATGAAATACAACTACAGGAAACTGATCAAGCCACACGAGAAGAGTTAACTAACCAATATGAATTAGACAAACGTAAATTGAATGAAACGAATGAACAAACCGTTGCGGAAATAACAGAAGAGCACCGACAATATATCGAAGAAAAAAGATTAGAATTAGAAGAACTTACAAGAGAAAATTCGGATTTATCACTTCAATTATCCGATACACAAAGCAGGTTAAAAGAGGTATCTCTCGAATTAGAAAAAAAAGAACAAACCATACAAGATATTTCGGCTGAGATAAGTCTGTTAAATGGGAGTCATGAAGATTTAACCCACCAATATAAAACATTACTTAAAGAATCTAGGGATTACCTTTTAAACCATACAATTAAACTAGGACTACAAAAACGACGTTATAGTGAACTTCAAAATAAATTAGAAGAAACGATTCGTACAAAGGGAGCACACGATGAAGTCGTTGTTGGAATTAGGAAAGAGTTAGAACAACTGACTCTTGATAAAACAAAAAATGAGACATCCACTGAAAGGATTATAAAAGGTTTGGAACAATCATTACAGGTAGCTACAGAAAAGAGCGATTCTGCAAGGCAAGAGTTGAAACAATTACAGGAAACACAACAAAATACTGAAGTTGCATCTCGAATGGCCTACGAACGATATAGTCAGGAATTAAGTATGTTGACCGGATATAAACACGCGCTTGAGAGAGTTTATTCAAATGTTATGAAATCTGAACCTATTTCTGCAGACGAGATGGGAGAACAATTAAGTCAACAAGTAGGACATGAACGTGAACAAGAAGAAAAATACAAACAACAACTAGAAGAAATAACCCAACGTATGGAAGAATTACAACATCAGCATAAACTTGAGTTTGATCAACAAAAAGAAGAACTACACCGAAAGATTGATCAACTTAAAGCCGAAAACCCAGTAGAACTTCAACGTATAAAAGATGAATATGCATCTCTTTTGGAAAGTCAAAGAACTGTATTAAAAAAAGAATATGATGATAAATTAATTGAATATATAGACAGTAGGTTAGAAGAATCATTAGATCAAATTGAAGATGAAAGCAAAACCTTACAAGCAACAATAGATGAACTTAAAAGAGTAAATACAGAAGCAATTGATGCTTTAAAAGAAATTCTAGTCGATCGTAATCGTGAAATTTTAGAAATGGGTCGTACTATACAAGAATTAACAACAACTGCAGGTTCAGACACTCAAAAAATTAAAGAATTAACTCAAACATGTTATGAACTATCAGACACACATGACCTTTTAGTAGTTAAAATTGCAGAACTTGAGGCGGAGAATCTAACGATTTCTAATAGAGTCGAATTACTTCAAGCAACTACAATAGATGACAGCCGATATGAAGACATTAAGGCGGTGGTTAATGCTCGAAAAAGATCTTTGTCACAAAATGATATTGATATACGTAAGTCTTTGACGTTTGATAAATCAAGTCCATTTGACACACTTAGACAAGTATTTGAAAAGGGGGAAGCAGTCCAAATGGCGAATCTTGAAAGATTGACTGCTTTAGTTCCTAAAGTAGTAGACCAAGATATAAAGCTTCTTTTGGAGGAAATTAGTAGTGATCTTGAACATCAAGACTTAACCGATGAATCTGAACGGATTGAAACCGCGTTGGATATGGTTAGTATAGTAGAGAGCAAACGTTCTGGACCCTTACCAGAAGAACTACGTTTATTAAAGACAAAATGTGAAGACGCATTTAAGGCGTATCAAGTCTCTAGAGGAGTTGGTCCTATCATAGTTCAAGGAACATCAGATAAACCACCTGCAACACCGCTTGCAGCAAGTGCGAAATTAACAGACTCTCAAGGTACTAAAGCTGTGAACCCTGCAGCAACAATCGGTCGATCAGCGTCGATGCCTAGACATCTACAAGCAGATACTGGAACTGGGAAACTTAAATCTAACCCTGCTTATGCTCCATTTCTTGATAAATTAGATGGCAAAAAAAAACATCCCACACGAGCAGCAACCCGTTTAGTACCTAATGATTACGATTCTGACGAGGACGCAGAACGACGATTTAATCCACTAAGAACAACACTTGGAGATCCAGAACAATCCTCGAGGCCCGCGACACCCAATTATCAAAGCCCATCCGTCAGACCTAAACCATCCGATCAAGTGGATACACGAAGCTCACTCCCCAGAGGTTCCGTTAAAAGAGTTAAACAAAATTCGGTCTGGAAAGGCGGCACACGAAAGAAGAAATGGTCCAAGAAAAATACTACCTTACAGTATGGCAAGCCCTCTTCTAAAAGGAAAAAAATACACGGTTCGTATCGACAAAGATCACAATAATAAAAAACTTCAAAAACCCATCCTTTTTATAGGAGAATGTTTCCGTACCAGCAATACCATTTCTGAATTGATCGATACCACCACCTTTAACGTCCATGTAGTTCCCAAATACGCTTATGATTGTTGTATTCCTGCCAAAACCGGAGGGACACGTAAAAAAAGGTTTTAAATCTTCCTTGTATACTACATGTTTACGATCGGAAAAACATACCAAATCGTATTGAATACTGATTTGGATGGTAATACACTTCCCTTTCCTCATACGATGGTCGGAACCTGTCTCAGCTTCGATAAACAATATGCTACGTTTTTAGATCCCATGACGAACATCGTTCGCGGGATGAAAATACAACAAGGCGTACCGACCGCGAAGGACTCTGCTTGCAAGGGACCAACGACTCCTAAGCCAACGGCTCCCTCTATATCTAAACCAACAGTTCCTGCCACCAAATCCATTCTTAACATGGCAACTCCATCCCTCTTTAAAAAGTCGGAACCCGCAAAGTCTGAACCCGCAAAGACAGAACCTGTAAAGTCGGAACCCGAAAAGTCGGAATCCTTCGAAAGTGATCCAAATCGATACGAAAGACCTGCAGTCGATCCGAAAGCCCCTGATGACAAAAGTATACTTAAAAAGTTTAAGGATCATCTTGCCTCCAAAGAAGAGACCTTTCCTCCCGATCTTACCGAGGATCTTGAAGCCATCAAGAAAAAGAACAAAGTTCCTTCCGGAAATTTTGTATACTCCTTTACCGGCGGTTCACCCAATCCCATCAAACTCGGTTCCGGTACGAACACCATCGGATCCATCCAATCCAAATACAATAAAACCGAAGAAACCTGCTTCTTTCTGTTCAATACCAAACAACTCATCGACAAAGGATCCGGATTCTTTTTCATGGTCGCTCTTCCTAAAAGCGAATGCGATAAGTATACTCAAAAAAAGATTCTCTTTCAAAGTACAGATACAACTCCTGTAGGATAATTTATGCGACCTACCTTTTTTGGCATCATCGGACCCAACGTCAAAACCGCCAGTTCCCTCTTCTCCCTCATGACATCCAACGGTATCCTTCAGGGCGTTTTTCTGAACGATACAACCTCCGTCTCCCATCTGATCCAAACATCACGTGTTCGACGACCATGGTTCCATCACGGTGTCGCCAATACCGCTGTCTTATCCGTCCGCGACAAAGACTACGCCATGTTTGAACGCGATCTCCCTTATGAAATTGCGATTGATTATCCTACCGTACGAACCATCGGCCGCATCTCCTGTACCTTCCCCTCTTTGTGCGCCCACTCCACCTTTGAAGACCCTTTGATCCATTCCATGACCTACAGTATACTCTACCGGACCGTTTCCTTCTTGACTCTAGGGATCGACTTTGCACCTCTTCGAGTGGAGACCGTTCGAACTACCTACATCCCTTTGGTACACTCTTACCTTCGACATGCTGGAACCTATGTCTTTTCAGAATCTCCCCTCTGCCTTCGATTCGGATGGTTTCCTGTATACTTAAATCCTTTGAGATCGACCGTCATTCATGTCGTCCCCGAGAAGTATACTGCGGAGGGGGCATTCTTTATCTTTCATTACGGACCCTTTTCGGAGAATGCGACCGCGTATACGTTATACGCTCCCGCTTACGATTCCCTCGCCTTTGAAGGCATGAACATCTCCGGTAAATATCGACGCTTTATTTTGGACAAGGTTAGCAAGACCGTCATCGTCGAGAAGAATCCCGAGTTGGAATTGTACAACCTTGACTTTCCTTTGGTATGGCGTGGGTTCGTTCTTTTGAGAAACCTCAACGTCGACCATATTAACGGCTTTGTTCTGTGCGACGGTTTGGAGATTGTCCGCACCTATTGGTTGAATGTATCGGTCTTGGGAGAACCGTACATTCATGAAGATACACTTTATGCCTTGACGGCAGAGTCGCTTTTGGAAATGAATATGGTATCCGGTGAGGTCATGATGTCGCCGGTGTCGATTCCAGGAACACTCGGCTTTCATGCATTTATCAAATTCAAATACAACATGTCCAATTCAAATACTGGATCTTCGTAATTGATGGTACAATCGGCGACGGTTTCTGGGGAAGGACTACTTGGAATGGATTGAAGATAACACCGAACGGGGAACTCTTGTTTGATGGTATACAGGACCAGCTTTCTGTATACATCTTGGAGATTCTGTAAAACAAAAAAACGTAAGAGCGGAAGATTATTGCGATCCGGATACATGCTGAGAAATTCTCGTACGTCTCTGGGGGCGACGGTCATCGTTTGGGTACCATTCGGATTCGTCAGCATGGCTCGGACACACTCATGGATGTACCTCTCTGCAGTACACTGGATTCGGTCGAGTACTTTCATGTAGTTGAGCCATTCACCGGAAGTATACTGTTTTGTATTGAGGATGGAAAGAATATCGTTGAATACTTCTTGACACAAGGACGAAGGGTATTCTCGAGGCCAGTCAAATTCCGAATACCGGCGGGTAAGATTATCGTACCAGAGAAGCTTATCGTAGATGGATCCAGAGGGGGCGAGATCTTCAAGAAGCTTCTCCATGGAGGTGTATAGAGGGATGTGTTTAAATTAAGAATCATTCATTTCATCTGCGGCGGCGGGCGTGGTGCCGAGCTGGGCAGGAGGTTGGGGGGCGCGCTGGGAGGGGGTAGGTGGGCCGACGGGTGGACTGTCTGGGTCGACTGAGGAATCCTGTGAAAATCCAAATCCTGAGACGTCTTGAGATTGATTTGGTTGGCCCTCTCTGGGACGTATAACCTCCGCCATGTCGGCAGGAGCCTCTACGGAGTCTGTTGCTGACACGAACGAACTGGATGTACTTACCGACGATATAACCGTACTATTACTAGATTGAGAACTAGCACTAGAACTAGCACTAGAATATAAATCTGCCATATCAACATCTTCTGGAGTGAATGACTGCATAAAATTATTGAACATTACAACGATAACAGGTAAATATCGGTCTTGTGCACAATCAATACCTCTAAATACCAAGTAAATTATACTTGCCGTATGTCTATGCAAAATCTCGTAAAAAGTTGAACAATCCCGCATTAAAGGTAAATCCATAAACCGTAGACCGGCAGCCGTCATATATGCTTTAATACTATCTAACCCTTGTATACATACCCTTCCTACCTGAGTTATAGCTTCCGCAGCTGCTCGGCCACGACCAATTGGAGAAAAGTTTACTATAGCACGTCCTCCAAGAGCAACTGCCGGTAGTGTAAACTGAGCCAGTATTTGTTGTCCCTCAACACTTATGGTCCATTTCATAATTTTTTGTAAAACTTGAAAAGTTGCACCAAATCCATTAGTTTTAGCAACTTCTAAACCAGTAATTGGAACTTTAAGAATTGCTTCAAAAAGATTCACTCCTGCATCTCGTTGAGCAGGTGTCAAACGTCCCCACCCTGCCCACGTAATCTGTCCCCCAGCATAAGATAATAACAAAGTAGCAAATATATTAGCGGCAGCTTGTGTTTGTTCTGGGGTATAACGAGGATCCCCTCCTCGTCTCACTCTCTTCGTACGTAGCATTCGTTTGGTCCGTCTCTGCTTTTTCATCTTCGGGCGTTTTGTAGGACGTCTACGACTTGTCTTCACTCTCATATAGTAATGGGTTATTTTTTCTTTTCGCCATTCATATTGTATCTCACCATCTGTTCCTTAAATACCGGATCATACTCCGGAACACTACAATTGTACGTTATACTCACATGCTTAAACTGATCATTACAATACTCTCGAATCGTCGATAACTGACCTAGCCTTTCCTCAATCCGATTCAACATCTCCTTCAATATATCCGTATTGTCCTTCTGACATACCTCATTCAACCACACTTGTTCTTGCGGGAGCAAGGCCATCATCTCCACAAACGTCTCTATTCCACTAATGCTCAAAATCTCCAGCAGCTGCTGAATGTCCACCCGCTTCATATGATTCGTCTCCTCCCGATAAATCATGTCCGAAAACACCTCCTTCGTAATCTTTCCCCTCATATAAGCAATCCTGATCTTCAGCAGGTTTCCTTCATGTCCTCGGATCCTTTCCCGATAATCCGTCGCCGTATACTGAACCAACTCGGCGACCCGTTGATGTGTGCGGACAAGTATCGCTCTCAATTCCTGATAATGGTCAATCAGATTGGCCTTATACCATCCTTGACCTTTCGGTCCCGTTGCAAACGACCAGCCTTCTTGTACTGCTTCTGAATACTCCGCCTTCTCCATCTTCATCGTATTGTATTCCTTAATGAACTGAAAGATTCGCAAGGCTGCCATGATTCGGGGGACCCCTCCACACTGAATGTCCCCTACATTTCGCATCTGTATCCCTTGCTTCTGCTGCAACTCATAAAAGTGCGGATTATGAATCGTCCCCGTTACCAGCTGTCCCGATCGCCAACTGAATGCCGTATTACAATACACGCCCTCCTGCTGATTCGTACAGTACATCTGATCACAACCATCAATCTTATGTATACGCGTTCCACATTTCGGGCATGGCTTCGTTTCCCTCTTGATCATCTCTGAACTCAACCGATCATTCTCATTACACACATGACCTTCCAGCTTCTGACACAAACAATCCGAACAGATCTGCGTCTTGCACGTTCCACATTTATACTGCGTCGACAGGAACCCTCTACAATGGTCCATCGGACACGCCATGATGAACTTCCTTCGTGGATCCACCTCAAGTGCTTCCGGATTCGTAATGAACCTTCGATACTGTTCCGGTACCTGTTCCCCCCTCAGAAGATACTCATTCGCCCGATTGATCAACTTCAATCGTTGTATCTGCTGCATCATCGTTTTGATCTCTCGCAAATTCTTCGACGATTCCATCGTCAACTGTTCCCTCCGAATGTCCGCTTCCACATGCACCTGCGTATCCGGCAAGAGACCGAGTTGATTCCCTGATAAAATCTCCGTCATCTTCGTCTTGTACGTCTGCAAGACCCACGATCTGTTCAGCTGCTTGACTAAAAACTGGAGCGGAAAACGGGTTTTACAATTCATACACGAAGGAAGAGTCGGGGACATCATCAGGAACCGACGCACACATTCTTTACAGGCCGTATGGTCGCAGGCCGTGCACGTTATGCCTTCACGGGTCGATTTATTGTAAGGCTCCGTGCAAATCGAACACATTTCTCTATAATCAATCCTAGAAAGTATATATATCAATTTTATTCTAATAGAGTATATGGATTTAGACCCAAGTAATTATTCCGCCGATGAAATGATCCAACTCTTAGGATTGGACCTCGTCAATGAAGAAAGTATACGGATCGCCGTCGAACGAGAAATTGCCAAACGACCTGAACGGGCCGACATCGTCTCCTTTTTTAAAGGAATCCAAACCACCCTTTTAGCCAGTCTTCAAAAAAATGTCAATCCCGATACCAAAAACATCATTACCCGTATCCTTCACATCGACTCTTCTCATCTTCCCTTTTATTCCGAAACCGCCTCTACCGATAAATTTACCTTCAAATTATCCGACCAAATCAACAACGTCTTATCGCTAACCCTCATTTCTTTAGAACTTCCTCAATCATGGTATACTTTTTCCGCCGCCAAAGGAACCACCTCCTTCGTCTATGTCATCGAAACTACCACCATCATCGACGGAAATACGACAGAATTGGGTACCGAAAAAATCACTACCGTCGTCGTCAACAACTATTCGTTGACCATCCCCGACGGCAATTATACCGTCTCGTCGCTTCTCAACGCCATCAAAGCCGAAATTCGTTCAGGCGCGGCGACCCATCCCAACGACACCTCCTTTGATTATTCTGTCAATAAACAAACAGGAAAGGTAACCTTCACCTCACTCCAATCCTTCAAATTCATTTGGCACGACCTTTCCGGAAGTATACCCAGTCTGAACACCACCTATACCAATTATAATTTAGGAACCTTACTGGGCTTTACCGCCATTTTATCCGAACCCTTTACCTCGGAGGGAATTCACACCTTGACCGCCAACAATCCCATTCACGTATCCGGAACCCGATACGTCATGCTTGAATTGAATGACTTTTCGTCCAATCGTATCAGCAATAACATCGTCTTGATGAACGCACTTCCTCGAAATAAAGTTCAAATCGCCGAATCCGTTCGAGCAGATGCACCTCAAATTCGTACAGGACCGAACACGACGGCGGCTCTTCCCAGCAAATATGTAACCACCAACCAATTGTTTAACATCAACGCCATTTTAGAAACACCTCTCCTCGGAAAACAACTCATCGCTCGTCAAGCCTCCAATTTATTTGCCAAAATTCCCGTCAAGAGAAGCATCTATCCCACTTACAATAGCGCGGAAGGATACGATGACATGTCCGAATATGGATACACCAAACATCTAGCGGAATTCTCTGGTTCTATCCAAAGCAATACCCGTGAATATTTCGGTCCCATTACCTTACGATCCATGGAAGTGTCCCTGTACGATGACCGCGGTCTCCCTCTTGGATTGAATGGAATCCACTGGAGTTGTAGTATCATGGTCAAATCCGTCTATCAAAAAAAGGTGTAGCTTGATGTATCTTGATGTATCTTGAAGATCTTGAGTGTTTACTCGCTATCATACTCCGGAGAATCGTACTCCGAGGAGGATGTTTCGCTCCAGTCCTCTTCCTCCGGCTCAGGAGGCACATAGTCGTAGTCGTAGGGTTCTTCGCCGCGATCCGTGTAGTGCTTGATCCACCGCGCCTTCATCTTCAGGATGGCCGTATTGGCGAGCTCGGTTATGGATGGTTCTGGTGGCATGTAGTCCGTCTCGATGTGAAGAATCAGCCCCTTGTAGGAGAGACGCGCCCATCCCGGCTCAAACCGCCTCTCCGGAATTACCTCCGGTTCATCCACGAAGGACAAGGTGGTAAAGTCGAGTGCTGGGGTAAGAGCAGCGGCCTTGCAGAGAGCGGGGAACTCGTTGATCTGCGGCGCCTGCGCCTTCTTCACCTTGTTGCTGTTGCCGAAGCGCTTCGTGGGGATAACGTAAGCCATTTTGTACTTAATCTACTGAAGATAATCTATTTCAATTTTTTTAAAGAACTATTCTATGTCCATCGTCGCGTTAAAGAGAAAATCCTTGACCCAGTTTGGAAAAGGACACGTTGATAAAAAAGGTGTCTTTTCCCTCAACGGAGCCATGCGCCACCCTCCTCCCACACTCGGCCGCTCCATCCAACCTACTCCCATGAAAGGCCCTGAACCTAAAGGCCATGGATGCGGTCGCCGCTGTCGCGTTCCCGGTCGATTCGCTCGTATTTGCGGCAATTCTTATCCTAGAGTGATCCACAGCACCTGCGAAACGTTCCAGACCGACATCCATCCTTCCGTAAAAAATCAATCCGGTCGTCTGGATCGCCTTCAATTAGGGGTACGTTCAGTCGCCAAGCGTGTCGACACCGATCTCTCCTCTTTAGTTCAACGTAGATGTTGCCCTCTCGAAAGACATGTCGTCAATCCCTTACAAGTATGCCCTCCCTTCTTTAAAGATGTAGGCCCGATGCCTTACCGCGACTACGTCATTAAGACGACTCAGTGTGTGGACCTTTAAATGTCATCTACGTTTACTTCCGTATCCAACTCGACCGAAACCGTTCCCGTTTCTAATGTAGGAATAAATGTATCCTCCCTTTCGACGCCAAGAACCGACCAGTTTTCATCCAACTTCTTAAGGGAGGCGACTTCTTGAGGAGAATAAATTTCAAGAACATCACATTTATCCTTCTTCGTTTCAAATTCGCGTAGTCCTACCAAAAGCCATGCATCGACATGAATGATTTCCTTCTTTTTTCCCGAAAACTTTTTAGGAATATTACAAAGTCGAATGACGCCATCAATACACTTGACCGAAAGCCATCCATTTCCTAACCTCTTCTGAACAATCGCATACTTTTCGTTGGCAGAAGTTGATGTTCGAACCATTTTATTTTCTTGGAGGGACTTCCTCTTACATCAATTTTTATCTTTAGGTATACTATATGGCTCCTAGCAAAAAGTCTAAGAAGGGAGGAAGGCGCGGCGGGTGCGGCGCTACGATGTACGGTGGAAACGTTTCCCTTGACGGTGTTTCCGGAATGGATTCTCGTTCAACATGGGCCGGCAGTCCTCTGCAAGGCGGGTCTCCTCTTTCCCCTCTTGAACTCGAGTCGGAAAAGCCGGTTCCTGCTCCTGTACAGGCGGGCGGCCGGTCCAGACGTTTCCGCAATCGCATGCCCCGCATGCCCCGCAAGTCTCGCAAGTCTCGCAAGATGAAGTCCATGAAAGTATTCCCCAACAACATCTTTAGAAATATGTTTTAATAAAGTATGCCCCATCTTGCCAAATTGTTGCGTTTTGCTGAATACTCCAACATCTCTGGCGGACGAACTCGCAAACGCAATCGCAAGACTCACAAAGCTAGAAAGGCTAGCAAAGCTAGAAAGACTCGCCGGACCCGTAAATAAAATTGACATTTACTTCCTTCTTTTAAAGGAAGTAAATGGACTACCTCGCTTCTCTAACCGATAAACAAAAAGTTGCCTTGACGATCGCCCAATCTCAATTGAAGTCCTCCTACACCATGACGAAGAGCAACGGATACCTCAAGTATCTGTCAACTCTTCCTCCTCAATCACCAGCCGCCCCTTATGCGGGACGTTGAACTCCATCATCCAACTCTGCATTAACTCCAACATAGTCATTCTTATACTCTGTAAAGGATATATTTTTTCCATGCAATATCGGCAATTCTATCTCGATTAGACCTCCCTTCTTCTTAAACCGATTCATCTTCTTCGTAATCTCGATCGTCTGCTTCTCCTTTTTATTTAAAAATGGCCCCTTCAATTCTAACTGCTTCCGACGCGTATACTCCACCTCCGTTTTTTCGTACCACTCTTTTTTTTGAAATACAAGAACATACTTTCGTGCAACCGTATCCAAATAACGTGTTGGAATCGTCGTATCGGCCCAATACAAAAAATGTTTCTCTTCCGGATCATACTTCATACGAACGACTCCAGCCGGCGTCTTCTCGACCACCTGCTCCTTCTTATAATTCTCATCCGTTTCCGACGCTTCCCCTTCCAGCGGATACGTCTCCTCATACTGAATCATTCTTGGCCTTGGCGGCTTAAAAAAAGATTGTATTCTTACCCACATCTGTATACACCACCATTTGATGGATTGAATGACGTCCCTTAGCATACGTCCTTTTCCAACCTAGTATTTAATATTTTTTCAATATCCATTCTTTCGACCTCATACTTCTGAAAATCCAAATGATCCGGATGAAAACAGACAATAAACATTCCACCTACCGGCTGCCCCGACTTTTCAAGCAACGCCCGATACATATTCAACTGTAAACTATATTTCCAGAAATTCGACGACGGAATGTGCGTCAACCCCTCCTGTATGGCATACCCATACGACGTCGTAATGTCCTTGCACCGCTTCCAATCGTACAAGATCCACTTCCCATCCTTTTGAGCTACACAATCGATCGTGCCTGCCATCCTCCAGTCCACGTCGATCACCCGATGCTCCATCGCGACCAGATCCATATTTTCTTGTTCCTCAAACTTTAGGAACTGATCCATCTCGACCGATGAGGCCGATCGTTGTCCCGTCTTGAGATACGTTTCAATCTCTAAATGAAATGCCGTTCCTTGCTTCGAGGCTTGCACCCCATCCTTCATCCACATCGTTTTGATCTCGTTGTCCGTCATCCCGAAATACTTGCTCTGCGGCCATGAGGGCTTCGCCTTCATCGATTTCAGGGTCTCGTCCGGATTGAACTTCTTAAACCATGTAGACAGTAGTGTGGTGACCGAGGTCAACTTGAGGTCGCCGAGGGTGTACGTGTGGGTTGCTTCGTCAAAGTGCGCCATGTTAATGGGAGGATCGTGTCGTAAATGCTTCAATTTATTTTCGGCCGCAAGCTCCACATGATTTTGCTTGATGGATCATGATACCTCGCATGGAGATGATTTGATGGGCTACGGAACGAGAACGCGGGACATTACGCGTTTGGGCGCGAACGGGTTGCACATGTTGCACATGTTGCACAGGTACAGGCGCATACGAGGGAGATCGAGTATACTGAAACCGGTTGAGTTTAAACATATTATAGAACAACATTTTATGCAAACTTGGCTCTCGCCCAACTTTTTAGATAGGGTATGACTTTAGTAAAAAAGATGTCCTTGATTTTAAGGAGTAAAACAATTATCCCTATAACGGCATAGAAAGATACGATTTGTTGGATTTCCATACCGTATACGTAGTTTTTATCCCCTGTGATCCCCCCTGTAATTCCATGAATACCCTCTCATTCTCGGTATACGGTATGATCCTGTAAGTCAGAAATGAGTAAGGAAGTCAGAAATGAGTAGCAAAGCTGGGAATGAGTGTTAAAGCGGGAAATGAGTAGCAAAGCGGGAAATGAGTTATAATTTGGATTGTATGAGGATGGGTATATCGTGATAGTATACGACGGAGGTACCTGCGCTTAACCATGTTAGATAGGTGGGAGTTTCGCAGTACAGGATGTATCCATGTTCAGTTCGGCGTAGTGTCACGTTCCCTTGGAATCGTTTTGAAAAAAAGGGAATGAGAAGATCGGCGGGAAGGTTAGTTATGATATGCATAGATAGAATAAAGGGTTGGGTTTACTCCTTTTTTGTATTAAAGATTAATTTTTAAAAAAAGGTATGTGGATCGTGTATGTGAGTTTATTATGGACGGTGTCGGCACTTCAGTGTTCGACGTGCAAGTTTTTCAAGAAGGATTATTTCATAACGAAGTATAGTAAGTGTACGCTGTTTCCGAATGGAGAAAAAACCTTGATCTCGGGAGAGACGGTTCAAAATTATTTGTATTGTACTACGGCTCGTAAGTTGGATGTGTGCGGTCCGAAGGGATTGATGTACGAAAAAATTGTATCTTGAAGATGTATCTTGGTCTTGAATCTATCGAGTTCCGGAAGCGAAGGCGAGCTGGTTGATGAGTTCGACGCGTAGAGCTGCAGGTTTCTTGCCTTCGACGTCGATGCGGTGATGGATGCAGGCGGTGCGCAGGGTGGACGGGTTGAGCCCAGGCACTTCTTCGGTAGTCAGGGTGCTGTAGTCGCGGCCTCGACGAGTTTCTTGCGTTGGAGCGGGTTCCCCAGATGGCTTAGGATTAGGCTCGGACACAGGTTCTTCGTCGAGTTCGTCGTTTTCAGCGACCTTGATTTTGGAGGGCGAGAGTGCCGCGGCAGGGAGAGCACCGCTTTGGACGAGAGTTGCTTTGAGTTCGTCGTCGGCGTCGGTGTCGATGGGGTTAGGTAGAGGACGGGTTTCCATCGATTTCGGCTTTCGTTCGCGCTTGGCTTTGATGACGACGAAGTTTTCTTCAGGGACGGTCCATCCGAGTGCTTTGGCAGAAGATTCTACGTAGTCACGAGTCCATCCGTGTTTGGCCATGAGACGGGCGAAGGGAGCGACTTTGCCTTCGGCGAATTCCATCGGTCCGACTTTGAGTCGATCTTCGATAGAACCGTACTTGAGTGAACCGGTTTCTTCTTTTTGGGTCCAGCAGGCTCGGCAGAGGCCATCCTGTTGGGGTTTCTTGGGACACTGGGTGTAGAGGCCGTTGCGGAAGCCGAGACCGTCGCAGCATCCGGGAATGCGCTTGCTACAGAAGGGGAGATCTTTGGCGGTGAGAAGTTCGGGTTGTACGGATACCTGTTGGAGATAGGCGCGAGCCTCTTCCGCGGAGAAGCCGAAGTGTTTGGAGAGCTTGAGGACGGCTTGATCGAGCGCGGAGTTGACCATGGTCTCGGCAGCGGTGGAGAAGCCAGCGGAAAGGGTAACGGTGATGCCAGCCATGATTGTGGGTATGACAACACTATTCGTTGAATGTTATTTCAATTTTATTCATATCCGTTAAATTGAAAGAGAAATAGGAGGAGGTCAAGGTAAAATGAAGTGTGGACTTCTTACGTTTCGTAAGGTGTTGACGAAGGATATGCAACAGGGTGAATTGTACATGACGTTGATGCGCGAAACGGTATGGATGGGTCATCGAGAAACGTTTTGGATGGTGGGTAAATTGGAGAAAGTGAATCATCTTGCGGTCTTTTCATCGGCTCGGATTCTTCGGTATACGGATCATTTTCATGTATACCATCGTATGTCGGAAATAAGTATACCGATCGACATGGTATTTTATAAGTTGGAGTCTCGTAAACAATCGATTCAGGACGCGATGGAAAAGCGTGCACTCCATTTGATTCTTCGGAAGGTGGATCCCTATTTTGCAACGGATCTATAAAAAATTGAAGTAAAATCTACCAAGTAGGATCTTCATGACTTCCAGATGGCTTACAGTATGATGTTTATTGCTCTTGGCGCTACGACTGAGGCTGAGGTTCGCGAGACGTTTGGACAGCTGCGGCTGGGTACGCTGCAGAAGGTGGATCGCGCGGAGATCACCGAGGGGCCGAAGGCGGGGATGGTGAAGTTCTTCCTTCACTACTCGGTCATGACGGCTGACACGCTTCGGGCGGAGCTGGACGATTTCGAGACACGCAAGAAGGAGGGGGAGGTCAACGTGCGGCCAAAGCGGGTGGTGTACGGCGTCAAGAAGAACGGCGACGAGATGTACTGGCAGATCTACAAGTGTGCGACGCCCGCAGAGCGAGAGAAGGCGAAGCCGGCTGAGTTCAAGCCGCGGGTCGAGTGAACGACCATAAAAAAAAACGGGGGGCGAACCCACGTTTTTTATAAACGGAATTAGAGATCTAGAAGATAGGACCATGCAGGACCTCGTACAATTCCAGTATACTCTCCAATCAGGTTTCCAACATCGGAACATAAAGGTAGTGAATCCATGAGAGCATCAAATCCGATGATGTTTTTTTGTAGAGGGAGTTGACGTTGACGGTAATGACGAAATAGGATTTTCTTGAGTGCAGGAGAAATGAATGTCAGTATACCGTCATGATAAAAGGCGCCATTCAAGAACAGTATTTCTTGAACGGCATCGGAAGAAACTTGGATACGGTAGGGACAGTAGGATACGCCTAGAGAACATAGCCATGATACGACGCGGGTATGATTCCATTCGCACGCATAGTGGAGTGGATCATGAAGTAGATTATCGGGTATTTGGGATGCTCCGATCGAGTAGAGGTATTTGGCAGATTCAAGATGTCCTTCACGACAGGCTTCAATCATCGCCGTATCTCCTGTAAAATCTCGATGATTGATGTTGACAAAAGGGGCTAACCATTCGATGATGTGGGTATGTCCTCGATAGGCTGCACGTGAAAGTGGAAGACGACCGAATCGATCGGATTTATGAAGACTGGCGTGGTGTTCATGAAGCCATTTCAAAAGGTAGAGATTTCCGGATTCACAGGTGAGCCATACGGCAGATTCATCATAATAGTTCGTTGAATGAAGGTTGGCTCCGTAGGAATGTAGGTACTGTACAATCGTACGATACCCGTGATAGCAGGCTAACAAGAGGGGCGTATTTCCTTCATGATTCAAGAGGTCGATGAAAGCGCCCAAGGAGTGAAGTCGTTTTACGATAGGAAGTGAACCGACACGACAAGCGACATGAAGAGGTGTATCGGATTCATGTCCTGATTTATGGTTGATGTTGGCGTTGTTGGCGCATAACCATTCAATGATGGGAAGATGTTGACTGAAGACGGCTTCATGAAGTCCGTTGGGGTAAACATCGCCGAAGAGGGTAAGTTGTAGATAAAGCCATTGGACGACATCCAAATGTCCTTGACGACAAGCTTCTTGAAGAGGCGTCGTTCCTTGACTGGGAGCGTTCATGTTGATATCAAGAAGTGGATGATGGGCGAACCATTTGGCGATGTGAAGGTGACCGTATCGACAAGCGAGCCAAAAGGGTGTACAGTAGAGATCTTCATGTTGGTAGAGTTCAAGAAATCTGGGTTTATGGGATAGTTCTTCTAACACGAAAAGGTCGCCGGAGGTGCAGGCGGTCATGATTGCCGATAGATTAATCATCGTTGTAGAAGGGGGAATGTGGATTAAAAATCAATTTTAAAGGGTCCACTCGGATTCGAACCGAGATTACGAGAGTCAGAGTCTCGTGTGCTAACCGTTACACTATGAACCCAATTTAAACCCGATGTGGGGATCGAACCCACAACCTCCAGATTAGAAGTCTGACGCTCTATCCATTGAGCTAATCGGGCAGCCTTCTGAGAGAATCGAACTCTCGACCTCTGCTTTACAAGAGCAGCGCTCTACCAACTGAGCTAAAAAGGCAAATTCTCCAATCGGGAATCGAACCCGAGTCGTCTGTGTGGAAAACAGACATTCTACCACTAAACTATTGGAGATAGGATCGTTCTCGGAGTCGAACCGAGAAGAATGGACCCTGTCCATCCCATGTTCCATGACGATCTGTTCCCTAATCGGGAGTCGAACCCGAGCCACCCGCGTGAAAGGCGGGAATCCTAACCGCTGGACCATTAGGGAGGGTCACACTTGGATTTGAACCAAGATTTGCGCTCATCGTCGCTGTAATTTTCCTTTTATACGATGTGACCTTTGCATGAGGCGGGATTCGAACCCGCGAACCCGAAGGAACAGCTCTTAAGGCTGTCGGATTTAACCACTCTCCAACCCATGCGTACACCCGATGAGGGGCTCGAACCCTCGACCACCAGCTTAAAAGGCTGGCGCTCTACCTACTGAGCTAACCGGGTACAGGACCTACTGGGAGTCGAACCCAGATTACGAGGACCAAAGCCTCGGGTGATCAACCATTACACTATAGGTCCTTATGCTCACGGCCGGAGTTGAACCGGCGACTTCCAGCTCATAAGACTAGCACTCTAACCAACTGAGTTACGCGAGCGTATGCAGCAATAGGTTTCGATCCTATGTCCTCTCGGTTATGGGCCGAGCGCGCTTCCTCTGCGCCATGCTGCATGTACCCGTGGACGGAATTGAACCGGCGACATCTGGCTTATTAGACCAGCACTCTAACCAACTGAGTTACACGGGCTACACAGTATAACTAGAGATAATCTTTTTAAATCTAAATGTCAAACGTTTAAAATTGAAGGGATTTCTCCTAAAAAATACTTGTACATAGAAATGAAGGTTCACTTTGAGTTTTATTCGGGTGTG